ATTTGTTCCGCTGGCACAGTCCAAACGGCGGTCAAATCACCGCCAAACGTCCAGTCCTCATCATTGTTGCTGGATCGGTCGCCAGAGCCGTCCAACTCCAGATAGGCATCGCCAAAGAGTTGCAGGTCATAGATGAGGGACTCCAGCCATTCATCCCCAGAGTCGTCGGGGTTGGGGTTCTCAAAGAACGCCTTCAACTTCTCCAGGCCAGATTCACTGCCCTGCTCGACGCCCTCTTTCAAGACAAACTCGTAGCCGTTGCCGATGGTGTCGTTGACGGTGCAACGCAGAATCGCATTCACCACCTCCGACTTCAGTGATATTGCCCTCAATAAGTCATAGGAGACGGCTGGATCGTAGCCGCTTGATTTTGACCGCCCGTTGGTGGTGCTTCCAATTTTTGACAGGCTGGCCAGAGTCTTGCCGTCCCAAACGTTCATGTCACGCTGGTTGGCCTCATTGAGCATTTTGTTGAGGCGGTCCACATCGTCATTATCGGCTCGACGCCGACCAAAGAAACCGAAGCGGCGACGCTCGCTCATACCCCAGACACGGCTGGGCGTGGTTTAAGCGTTTGGCGGTTCAAGCCGTTTTCTTGGCTTCGGCCTCTTTCTTGGCTTCTTCGCGGAAGAACGCTCGCTTTTCTTCTTCCATGTGAAGGAAGTGGGCGGCGACGTATTCTCGGCTGGCGGCGGGGTAATTGTTGTGCTCTCGTGGCATGGTTAAGGGTAGTCGCCACCCCTATATCAATGCTTTGCTAAATCTCAATGGTTTAAGCCCAATCGGGGCGGGGCGGTTGCGGTTCAACTTCAGCCATACGAGGAGTCCTCCCTGTTTTGCACGAACCCCTGCGACAACGTGGGGTCTTTGCTCTTGTCCACTTCTCTTCACCGCAGTCTGGGCATCGGACATACGTTAAACCCATGAGGCCAAAGAACGGGGTGGGGGGTTTTGATGATTTACATCGCTCCCAGACGGGACGCTCCAATCAAAGCCCCCAGCAGTGTCGTTCCGATTCCCGTCATCCACTTGACGAGACTTTTCACGATCCCGTTGAGCAGGTCTTGAGTTGCTTGTTGGTTTTGAGCCAAAGAATCGACGGCGGTCGTCAAGCCGCTCATTTGTTCTTCAGTCCGTGTTTGAGCCTCCACCAATTTAGCGAGCATCTCATCGTGTTTGTCCAGCCTACGTTCAATGGCATCCAGACGGTGATTTTGGACTGCGTCGTGCGTTGTGTCACTCATCCTCGGTCACGTCCTGATCGGTCACGCCCTGCTCGTGGTGGTGTCCCACGTGTCCTTCGTGAATCCCAAGTTCCACCCTTTGACGTTCAGCCTCCAATTTGTGCTGGTGCTCCAATTGCTTGATAGCCAATAACCGCTCGTGCTCCGCTTGAGCAACCATCGCCTGCTGGTTTGATTCAATAACGCCTGGGTGCAACTCCGTCTCGGTTTGTTGCTCGTTCTTCCATAACTCAAGAATCGTCGCAAACGCAGGGCCAGCCGTTCCGCCAATGATAGCAATGAGGGCGATGAACCCTTCAAGGTTCAAGAGCACGACTTCAGGCCTCAAAATCCCCATCGCTACAACTGAACCGCTGGCGGCAAGCCACAGGAAAATTGCTGGCAGGGCAGTCCACTTGACCATGCGGTCGTTGACTGAGTCTTTGTGTCCGCCTCTTCCCATAGAAACACCTCACTGCTTGAGGGCTTCATCGATTTCCTCTTTTGCGTCCTCGACCTTTTCTTTTGCGTCCCCTATTGCTTCCAATACCTCAGCGGCGGTGATAACGCCGTCAGCGGCCAGGGCTTTGTAGCGTTTCAAACCCCAAAGCACGAGCCCAACGACAACACCCAGAGCGGTGGCGTAGCCAATGATAGTCTCCACGGACATAGGCAAAGGGTTCGGGGTGGCGGTTTAAGACGAATGCCCTAAGCACCAAACGTCCGCATGGTTGGAGTCCCGCCACCCTCTCCAACCTCCATCGCTATGCGGGCATAGATGAGAGCGTGGAGAGCGTGATCGTCGCCGTCTCGTCCGTATTTTGTCATACGTTGTCCCCGTGTGGGGCGCGTGTCCTTCAGGTCTGTTTCTTGCGAAGAATTGACGGCACACCATTCATGGAGAACCCATTCAAGCGAGCGGTCGTTGAACGCCAGCCTAAACTCACGGTTCTTGATGGACTCCAGCGTGTCCTCAACGTAGGTGGTTCGATCCACGACGCACATATAGATGAGGTTGCGGTTGTTGTCCCGCTTTTTATATTCAAACGGGGTCATCGGGCGGCTTGAATAATAGCACGAGCGGACACGTTCACCAAACTCCCTCTGCAACTCTTTGACCTGCCGAGCACCGTAGCCAATATCACAAACGACCTGGACGGCGTTATACCTCAAAATCAAGTCCGAGACGGCTTGAACCTCATCAATGTCGTCGGATCGGCTGGCAATTTTGTGAGCGTTAATCACATCGCCGTTGGAGTCCAGGACAACCACGGTCGTCTCAACCCCCCAATCAATGCCGATGTAGGTTTCCTCTGGGGCATCGACGCTCGACCGCACCTGCATATTAGCGTCAATAACACCCAACGCTTGATCGAACGTGAGCGGTTTTGCCGCCCCAGCAAAAAACTCCCCCAGCACTTCGTTGGCGAAGCGGCGGGGGTTGTAGGTCTCCCGCTTTTGCTCTATGTCGTCCTCGCTGATGTCGGGGTGCATCAGTTGGGTGATGTGGTAGCCGATGATGGTCTTATCTGGGCGGTGTGACCACTTCTCGCCGTCCCATTCTCCTTTGGTGGACGTTTCCCAGAGCCGCCAAAACTCCGAGCCCTGCTCACGAGCAGTGCCGCTGACTATCACCCATTTGTATTCGGACTGAGCCAGCATCTCCAGCAACATGGGGAGCACTTCTGGGTCGGAGTCTTGGTATTCATCAATGCAACACAGGTCGGCCTCAATACCGAGAAGGCCATGAGCGTCGCCCCAATTTGAATAGGCGTAGAAGTGGTTCAAGGATCGTCCGCCCACGTCAAACGTTTGGTGGCTCACGCTCGATTTGATTCTTTGCTTCATCAGGCACCCGTTGTTGACGCTGGACATGAGAGCACCGTTGAACCGCTCATCAACAAAGCGGGTGACCTGTGGCTGGCGGGGCGCGGTGTAGACGGCGTTGAAATACGGGATGTTGAGCAACCCATACAGGAGGATGTTGCAAATCGTTTCAGTCTTTTCCACCTTGCGGGAGCACTTGAGCACGATCACTTTGGTTCTGTCGTTCTTCTCCAACGCCCCAAAGTGACGATATATCTCTTGAAGGTATGGGCGGTCGTGGAGCATGAACGGCTTCCCGTCAATGGTCCTGAAATACGACGACCAGCGGTCGGGGTATAGGGCAATCGACTCGGCCTGTTCTGGCGTTAGGGGCGTGTTGCTGGGCGTTCCCGCCATGCGTGGGGGTTATCCCCCCTCTTCATCAATCCTCGCCCGTGTAGGCTCAAAGAATGACTTCAACACGGCTGAACTCGTCGGCGTAGCGGCGAGCCTGCTCGCTGGTGGTGAAGGTCGCCAAAACCGTGCCGTCTTCGGCGTCGATGACGTTCCAGCCCTGTGCGTTGGTTTCAATGAACACGGTGCTGACCCGCTCGGCTCGGATGGCTTGAATCTCCTTTGCGTTCTCCATGTTCCAGACGAGGCCGTAGCGGTTGGCGCAGATGGGGCCGTAGCCGTGGGTGGTTGAACGCTCGTCGGTCAATTTGCGAGCACAAAAGCAACAGTGGCCTGTGAGGTGGCCTTGATATGCCGCAAACCCAGATGGGTCGGCTTTGAAGTCCTCCATCATGGGGATGACGTCGCCTCGCTCCATGATGAGGGCGTTGGTGGTGTAAACGCCGTCTTTGATGACTCCATAGAAGCCGCCGTGTCCAACCTCAACGCTCTCGTCCTTGCGGTTGTAGTGAAGGGTGACCGTGTTGCCCTTGCGGGTCTTGAGGCTCCATTTTGGCTTCTTGAGGGTATCTGCGGCAAGGGTCATCATCTCTTCAACGGGCTCGTAGCCGTTGAAGGTGAAGGTGACCGCCTGCTTTGCCTCTCGCTCCTCGCGCTCCTTCTTGGCCTTTTCACGGACTGCGGTGCGCTCGGCTTCTTCAGCGACGATCTTCTCAACCCATTCCCACTGCTTGCTGGACAGGTTGCCCTTGCTCTCGTATTGGCGGATGAGGGAAACAACAAACGAGGTGGGGTGCTTAACTTCTTTCAAAGCAACGATGCGCTCGTCCGTGTTGGCTTCACGCTCAACGATGGCTTCTTCGGTGTTGTCTGCGGACAACTTCTCGACCCAGAACATCTGCTTGGAGGAGAGGTTGCGGTTTTTGCCCTTGCGAACCAAATCCTGTGCAAAGGACACGGATCGGCTGGGGACACGTCCAGCGGCGAGGGTGGCTTCAAGTCGGGCTACGGATTCTGTCTGGTGCTTGCTGACCATGACACGACGAGGGAGTCCTCCCTTATCAATGCTTTGCTTTCTCAATGCTTAGGCTCGCCAATCACGGCGGGTCTCCGCTCGCTTGGCTTCACGCTCGGCGCGGTCTTTGGCTCGTTGAGTCTCCAACGCTTGACGCTCTTCGGTTTTGGCCAGGCGTTCCTTTGCGGCCTCGATTGAATGCTCCACGGCGATGTCAATAACGTCGTCGTCTTTGTTCTCAAAGTGGATAGCCCACTGAAAGCCACGGCGGAACGGTTCAACATCTTCCACCATTGTGTCGTGTGGGAGGTGTGGTTTGATACGCTCAAAGGCGGACTCCTTGAGCCACAGGCTCGCCGCTTTTGTCAATGAACCATAGACGGCGGCGACAATTTGGGTGTCGTTGTCTGGGTGGCGAATCGTGTGATATTTCACCGATCCAGCGGACATCTCATGGACGCTATACCCACGGATGAGGAATGCGTCAAAGATGCTCTGCTTTGTCAGTTTTTTCATTTGGCGTTTGCCGATGGGCTTCGTGGGCTTGGATTCAGTCTCCATGCTTCAAGCCCAGCACGTCCACCTTCTTAAGCGTATATGCTTCACACCACTTTCCCCCGTTGAATGCTTTACAACACGCCGAGCAAGCCGTCCCACTTCTCAGCGGGCGGGTTCTCACGATCTGGGCGTAGCAGTTGGGGCATTCATACGTGATAGCGCGCCCTTCGGTTTGGGCGTTCTCCGTCAATCGACGGACAAAGGCTGAACGTTGCAGGGTGTATGGCCTGTATGAAACCCACCCCTGCTCCAAATTGCTGAACGCTTCACCGTGTCCAGCGGCGTGTCCGCAAATCAAATGGCACAACTCGTGATGAATCAACCCTTTGAGCAACAACGTGTTCTCAAACTCAAAGGCCTGGGGGTGGAGAGCGACCACGGGCGGATCGGAGAAGGTGACGGCGGCGAGCCTGCGTATGGAGTCCGAGCGGACGTATCTAAACTGCAACCAGCCTGCATCACGGGGCAACCCAGAGAAGGCTGGGCGTTCTCGACGCAGGGTTCTGTAAATTGACCTAACCCGAATGAGGTGGTCTATGGTCAGGTTCTCCATCGTCTAAACCGTCCTCAACATGAATGGTGTCGCCCACCCTCATTATGAGCAGGGGTTTGTTGGGGTTCGCCATGAGCCAAAAGAGCAACTGCTCCCCAAACGTCTGCGGATTTCCTGTTGCTTCAAACTGCTTTTTCATTGTCATCAACTTCCAATCGATGCGAAGGTTTGGCTGGATATTAGCGTCTGTATGTAGGCTACAACGTCCCGCAACGTGGCGGCTTGGTGAAAGAACCGAGAAGCAGACCCGTCCCCAGAATCAAAGGAGATGCGGGCGGAGTTGTCGTAGTCGTATGAGCCGTCGCCAATGTTTGTCCCGTAGCCCGTCACCTTAGCCAGCGGCATTGAACCGCCCGCCCCTTTGGTGTCTGGGAACGGCTTCACAACCACGTCCGAGCCATCATGTAGCACGTTTGCGGGGAATCGACCGAGGGGGGATGGGCCAGCCCCACGCTCGCCTTCACGCTCTCTGGCACAGTGCTCCATACCCAGCGGGCTATCAAACTTCTTTCGTTCAATGTCGGGGTCGTCATGGGGTATTCTGCAAGCGTCAATGTTCAGCGCGCCCGTTCCGTATTTGAGCACGTTCTCGGCAATCGTTCCAGCGGGCGGCCTACGTGCGAGAATGATGGCTACAGAACCCTGTAGGAATAATCCAGCGTCCTGATCGTGAAGCCACACCAATTGGTCTCGGATTTCAAAACCAGCATCCTCCAACGCTATCGCCGCTCGATGAACGTTGGTCGTTGATTCAAAGAGAGCGAGGTGCTCTCCAGGTTTGAAGTCGTCCAGATTCAACTGAACCACTCGCCCATATTGCGTGGGCGACCGAGGGTCAATTCTCGGATGCGGTATTCAGCCAACTCGTGAAAGTCGGGGTCTAACTCAATACCGATGAAGTTGAAGCCCTCAAGGATAGCGGCCACGCCCGTTGTCCCGCTCCCCATGAAGGGGTCAAGCACCGTCCCGCCCTTTGGGGTGACGAGGCGGCATAGATAACGCATGATGTCCACGGGTTTGACCGTGGGGTGGATATTGACACGGCCTCCAACGTGTCGCTCGGCTTTGGTTGGCTTGGGGCAATACATGAAGCGGTCAGCCCCTTCAAAGTCAGGCCCCCATTCTCCAGCCCGTTCCTCCAACTCAGCGGCATAGAAGAATCGAGAAGCACCGCCAGCATCGCCAAAGTCACGGACACCCGTGTTCACCGATCCAGCGGCCAGCATCCCGCCACCAGCCTCCCATGAGGCTTGGCGGTTTTGTCCGCCCGATGACACCTTGACCGACCCAGAGCCGCCGACCGTTCCGCTTTGTTTGTCGAGCAACAAACGGGGACACTTGGGG